CCAAGCCTTGCGATTGGTTGTTTTCGGCTTCTAATTTACTCATTAGATTATACATTTTTTCAGCGCCCTTGTCTATATTTCCATCACCAGCACCTCTAACAGCATCTGCTGTCATTACAAATTCATTCTTACTTAACCTAGCTGGCACGTCATCAGCTCTCTCTTTTTTACCTATTGGCACAAATCCACCCTCATCTCTAAAGTCCATTTCCATACCTTTTAGGTCCATGAGTCCACCTTCTTCTTTACCTTGTCTTTCTACATTAGCATAGTATTTGACAAATTCTTTATGTTTAGGGTGCATTTCTGCAGCATCTGGATTTACTTCATATATTCTTTTCCAACCCTTATATTGTGGATCATTCTCCACATCTGACATACCGCCTTCAGCTCTAAATGCTATTGGCATTTTATAACTATCTCTTAATTCTTTTATGTTTAAGCCTGTATTATCATCAAACCCATCCTCGTCTTCATCTTCTACTTGACCTTTTTGTAATAGACCTGCAAGTGCACCACCAGCTAAAGATAAACCAAGACCTCCACCTAATTTATCACTTAAAGCTTCTAAACCAAATTTTTTACCTAACCCGCTAAAAAATTTTCCGAAACCTCCTGCTTGTCCTACTTTTGCTAAACCTGCTCCAGCTAAAGGAGAAAAAGCTAATGCAGCTAAACCTACTTTACCAACAGGACTTTTAACTATTTTCTTAACAGCTCTAGTTGCTTTCTTAACAAGTTTACCTAGGAAATACATTTGTCTTCCTGTTTCAAGATCCATGATCCCACCAGTATAACCACCATCCTCGTATGGTACACGTCCACCATCTGCTCTAAATGCAAGAGCTAATTGAAAGTCTTCTTCTTCAGTATCGTCTTGACTTTTTGGTGTCTGTTGAGTTATTGGTATTATTGGTTGTTGAGGACCACCATCTCTGCCTGTAGGTATTATATTTCCAGATCCATCTCTCATGTAACCTGCAGACAAATTACCATAAGCATCTGTTTTACCAGACAATCTGTCTGACATGTAATCTTTGTATGCTTTGTTTTGTTCCGTTAAACTCATTTTAGAAAAACGTTCTTGTGTTAATGGTGCACCTTTGTATTGAAATCTCCCTGCTTCTAAAACAGATTTTTTATCTTTTCCAAAAATATTTTTATAATTTGGATCTGCAAAAAAACCTCTAGTTTTTACCGCACCTTTTTTTAATGGTCCCTCCAAAAGTTTTACAGATAAAGGCGTGAATGTCTTTGGTTTATCTATTCTCATTGGATCATTTATAAAAAGATCCAACATTGCTCCAGATGCAACATCATCTTTTTCATCTTCTTCGTCAGCTAATAAATCTGCTATTGTTTTATCTTTAAATGCTTTTGCTTTTTTAGCTTGAGCTTTATTATATTTGTCTATTTCTTTTTGAATTCTGTCTTTTTCAGCTTTTTCTTTTGCAGCTTTTTCTCTAGCTGCTCTATTTTTTTCGTATTCTTTTCTGGCTGCTACATCAGCTGCTCTTGTACTATCTCTATAATCTCCTGTTCCAGTATCTCTTCTTCCTGATACATCATTATCAGACCTGCTTCCACCACCTCCTTCAAAACCACCAAAACCTCCTGGTCCTCCAAAGTCTCCTTGTAAAGACGGTATACCACCAGGTCCTCTGTTGGGCTTACCTTTTAACGATCCGTGTAAATTTTTCTTTATTAATAATTTTTTTTCTGCATCTGTGATATATGCAAGTTTAGCTATTGGGTGTGTAGGTGAAGATCTTGCAACTTTAGGTACAGTTACCATTTTAGATGGTTTATAATTTTTAACACCAGCTTGTACTACTGGTCCACCATCTTCCATTAAAATTTGTTTTGCTTGTTGTGCGTTTGTAATCGCCATTATAAATCTCCTGAACCGGCACCAATACCGATATCTACTACTTTAATCTCTACATCACGTCTTATATGTTCTCTTTGCGTGTCTGTTGTTGGGTCATTAATATCTGCCTCTGCTTCTGCATCGGAGTTGTATTCTTTACCCGTTTTTGTATTTGTTAATGTTATAATACATTCTGGAGTGATAACAGCTGTTTTTTTGCCGTTTATCATCTCATATCTTACGCTTGCTTCTGTTTCTTTAAAAGACATTATATTTGATCCGTTGGTTGTGTTCTTAAAATTTGTAGTAAAGACGCTGTCATTTTAATCTTATCTGCTGTAGCACACTGCATTTTCAATTTATCTCCAGCCTCTAATACTATAATATTATTAAAGGTAAGTAAATCAACACCTTCATTAGCATTTATACTAGCTACTTTGTACTCAAAATCAGTAGAAGTGGTAGCATCAAACACTTTTACCGTTACATCTAACGCACCACTATGTGTATTAAATAGCTTTACAGTCTTGATAATACTTGCTGTAGCTGTAGGAGACTCATACATATCTACATCTGACCCTGCAGCATTTAATAGTTTCTGTACGTTTTTGTATATATTTGCCATTATGAAAAGAAAAAACTAAATCGTTCTTTTTCCTCCTCGTTTTCTGTTAAGTATGTAGAATTTAATTGTTCTATTATAGATGTTAAAGCTCTATTAATTTGTCTTTGATTATCTTCGCTATACTCTTTTTTAGGTTCTGGTAATCTAACTACTATCTTTGTCATTATCTTCTCCCGTCTTGTTGTAGGTCTATTTGAAATGTTCCAAACCTCCAGTTTTGTGCTGACCCTGTGTTTTCTATTTTTAAACTAGCATATCTACCTCTTGCTCTTGTATCTTCTTTTGTTGTTGAAGACGTAATAGTAAAAGGACTATATGTGCTATTTGCTGTGGTTGAGGATGGAAAATCTTTTAGACCTATTGTAACTTGTGCATCACCTGCAAGAGTTTTAAAATCAGGTACAAATCTTCTCATTGCTAAAAATATTTCTGGTTGATCTTGTTGTAGTGCAATGTCATATGATTGTATGAAAGATGTTAATGCTGTTGTGCTACCATCAGGATTAATTTGATCTGTGCCTGTATCGTGTTGAAAGTAAACTGTTTGACCTAAACCAGACTCACCAACTATACTTGGAAACGTTCCTGTTGCAGATGAATTAAATTGTGTAGCATATGGTTTTGGATATACAATAGAGTCAATCCATGTAGTTCTAATAGAGTTTGTATTTACACCAGTATACCAATTACCCATGGGCACACCTTTAGATTCACCATAATTATAAACTACATACCTATCATTAAATGTAGATCCTTGTGTTGGGTAATACCAAACTACCTCTGTGTATAAGTTATTAATACCAGCAGCAACTTGTTGACCTTTTGTAGTATCAAAATCATCGTAAACATAATCCTCTACACTACATGGTAAGTTATTTACTGTACCATCGAATGCAAAAAATCCATTATTACCAATCCAATACGCAACTCCATCTATCTCCACGGCTGCGTTCTGACCTATCAATCCACAGTTTGTACCCACCTGTTCAAATCCAAACGTAAACGGAGATCCAATAAATCTCATGGTATACAATGCATTATCGGTCCATATCAAAATGTTTTCTTTTGCAACTAATGCACCCATAATCTTTGTACCATCCTGCAATCTTTGTGTCCCTGCAGTGTTGGTTGTACCTGGTGCATATTCATTTATTTGTTCTTGGTTAGAAAATCTTATAAACATGTCATCTTGTGTGGTCGGATCACCAATGGTTGTTTCTGTACCTAGGTGAATTAAGTGACGTGTTGTTGGTGATATAAGTGTAACTCTAGATGCAGTTGGGTTACCGCTTGTGCCACTGATTGCTGTAGAAAAATTTGAAGTTGTTGTTGATGCTCTAGTTGTAAACTTTGCAGCGATAGCAGAGTTCCAAGTAAATGTTTTACCGTTTGCAACTGTTGCAACTAATACTTGACCAAAGTTACTCAATGACCAAAGTCCTGGTTCAAGAGTCACGGTCGATGCTGCTACGGCATCACCCCAGTTACCCCAGTCTGTTGCATTTTGAACTGTTGTATTTGTAGAGTGAGCTTGACCATTTGATGTGCCGGCAGTTGCTGTGCCTTTTGCACCTCTGGTAATTCCTAAAAAGTTTGTAGCGTTTGTAGATGTATAAGTTATTAACTCTGCATTTGGCACTGTGCCTACCGCAATAGTCCCTGAAGATGGAAAACCTGTTGTGCTATCTACAGTTACAGCTGTACCCGATCCACCTGTACCTGCTGTATCAGCATTCAATGATCCATCTAATTCTGTGCTTTGTGATCCTGTTACTGTTCCACCATAGTTTCCAATACCAAAACCATAACCATATGATTGTGCCGAAGGACCTACATCCTCATAAGGATTAACAGTGCAAGAACTTCCTGATGTTAAATCAGAACCACCACCGTTTGCTTCTGCTGATGGTGATGTAACTGTAAATGTTGTAGAGCTTGGAACTGTTATTACTTGACAAAGTTTATCCTCAAACGTTGAAGCAGCTATACTCGAACCTGTTGGCATTGTTACTGAATCTAATTCTACAATGTCACCTACTTCTAAATCATGATTGGTTGATGTTGTAATAGTAACAGCAGTGCCTCTAGTTGTGCTTGTAGTTATTGTTGAACCTGTAAATTGAGTTTGTGTTCCAGCGTTGTTACTTCTAAATGGAGTTATATCAAATAAAGCTCCTTCAAAATAAATAAGTAAAAATTTATCTGTTCCGATAGCAACGTATCTATTACCATCAAGATCAACAAAAGCGTGTTGTTTTCTAGCTACACCTACAATGGTGTCACTTAATAAAGATGTCCAGCCACCTACTTTTTCAGGTAAACCATATCTAAATCTAACGTTGTCAGAGTCTACCCATCTACCAGCTGCACCAACAGATGTATCTTGTTTGTCTATCCCAGGTAAGAATTTTATGGAAGTCAGAGCCATGGTCCGTGCTCCTTACGCCGTGTTCGTCTTAAATGCCCAACCTCTTGTTGCATCAACGTAAACCAATGTCACTGCTTGACCATTTACGGTTAATACTAGATTTGAAGTTCCTGAATTAATTGGTTGTCCGTTTCTATCAAAAGTTAAATTGTTAGAATTAAAAGTTCCTCTAGTGTCGATAACGGTTACTTCATCTCCAACAGCGGGAGAAGCAGGTAAGTCAATCTCTATAGGGTTGGCGGTTGTATTTGCAAAGACTTGAGCGCCAGCTACAATGGCGTATGGACTATTAGAATCTGTTATAGTTGCATAACCTTTTTCTAAAATAGTCATGACTGTTTCTGTACCATTTGATCTACAGAGAACAGTTGCACCTGGCGGTATTTGCGTGGTGCTACCACCAGCTGTTAATACTCCTAGTGTTCTATTTGATGTGCCTCTAACAGTGTCATCTTTCATAACCCAGACTCTAGTAACACCTGTTCCTGAAGGCATTGTTATAGTTCTGTCTGCTGCTAAAGTTCCAGTTAATCTTAAATATGCATTTTTACCATTAGACGTTGCACCATCAGTTAATAATAGTGTAACATCGGCAGAAGCCATATCTACATCCAATACTCCAGATGATCCTTGTTCCAAGATTTGTAAATTTGTATTAGTGATTCCGCCCCATTGTCCAGCTTTCTCACCGGTTGTGATAATTTCTAATTTTAGATCTGATGAAAATGTTGATGCCATATTAATTTGTATCTATTGGTGTCCAAGTCATTGTTACACCTGGTATTATTTCACTCCATGTTATTGCAGATACCTCTCCAGTATCAAGAGCAAATGAGGTTGTACTTAAACCACTATTTACATCTATATTGCAGTCAGCGGTTATTGTAACATTTCCTGTGGCCAAGGTCAATTGGTTTACAGAAGGTACAATATCTACACTTGTAGAGACTGAAGTAGCTGGGAAATTTGTATTTAATACAACCTGACTACCTGTAGGGGAGACGTTGGCATCTGCTGTAATAGATATGGTTCCAAGACCAAGAGCTAATCTATTTGGATTAGGTATCTCTGTAACAGAATCTGCTGTGATTCCTGGGTTACCAATATTTATGGTAAGTGAGTTCTTTACTACATTAATATTTACGTCAACGGCTGTTTGTGCTGTTGCAAAAGGTAATGCTGATATTGCGTCAAATCCTAAACTCATAAATAATCCTTAAAAGGGGACAGTAGGTATGTGGTGGTGTACTGCCCCCATCTAAAGATTATATCATCGTTTAAACCAAGGGGGAAGTCCTAAATGTGGACGTTTGTCGAACATATTATCCTTCGCTCCTGGAGTCTTACGATTGTTATAATGCAGAAAAACCTGCACGCATTGATTACCCTTAAATTTTTTTCTCCAATGTTCTAATTCCATACCTCGATAAACTAACATATCTCCTGGTTTTAAATCCACTTTAATGCCTTTAGCTTTGCTAATAGTGGTTATTTTTTTACCATCAGGTATACCTACATTTTGATTTGGACTTAAATAAATAGACCATTCATCTCCACCTAGATTCATAGTTGTAGATATTTCACAAGAAAATCTATCTTTATGTCTTTTTAATTCATCTCCTTTTTTATATATTCTAGCGTATGTATAATTAGGATCTAATTTTAAACCTGTTGTTTTTTCCATAATAGGTTGACATTTAAGTAACAAAGTCTCCATAGCGATATTTGCATATTGAGCATAAGTAAACGGTATTTGATTATCTGCATCTTCATACCCACCTAAAATGTTTTCAAAAGGTGAAAAATATCTTGCAGCTTTACAAGTATCATAAACTTGTTTTTGCATTAGAAAATAATTCATAACAAAAGTTGCTAAATCTTTTGATATAGCTTGACGAATAATTGTATATTTATTTTTTTTAAACGACATCTTTAGCCATTTCTTTTGGTACGGCTTGTATGTTCCAATGTATAAATCTAAATGGTTCTATACCAAAGTCTACTGCATACTCGTGTTCCAAGTATCCTGGAAATATAATTAATGTTCCTGGTTTTGGTTTGATATGAAATTGTTCATTACCAGGCCATACACCTTTTAAGTTTTGTTTCATTTTTAATTTTGTTGTTCTTGCACCAGTTTTTGGTTCGTGAAATATAGGATAGGATGTTTTATCACTACATTTTAAAAAATAAAAACCAGACACGTGTTGGTTCCAATGTATGTGAGCAGAGTGATGACCGCCACCTTTTTTAGCAAACTCTTGTACCCACAACTCACTAAAAATAGTTG